ATCAATTAAGAAAAGGCGTTTCAGCCCCCGCTAACCGGGAAAGATACGAGCATTGAATAAACAACACAGGCCGGGGGAACTGAAAATCCTCAACTTAAATGAACAGTTTTTATTAGATGTTCACTAAACATAAAAAAACTTTAATAAAAAATTACAATTTGTAAAATCACGTACGTTACTAGAATTATAAATAATTCGACAAGTTTCGGCTACTTTACAAAAGTAACAATAAAATAATATAAATAAATATTAAAATAATATAGGGGCAGGATAATTAATGGTTCTGGGGTCCTCAAATGTGGTAGTTGTAGTACCTTGGGTTATAGATAAAGTTCCCGTTCTGGAAACTGTAGGACCACCAGTATAATGTAATAATTCGAAATCGTCACCTGCTTGACAATAAATTTCGACACTCGTAACCTGCGACGAGTTAACTGGATTAAATGCTGGACAAAGGGTTAAAATAGCAGATGCTTCGTCAACTAAAGGAGAATAACCACTGCCAATCAAAGCTGACTCAATCGTTGCAATTGAGGAATTGACTGGAATCATTCTACACGGGATATAACGGTATTGTGGACATCCACATGGAACTTCAAAAACTGCTTCTGGTTGAGTGACTGCTGACAATAAAATATCTGGACGGGATGCATAAGGAGCGCAAATTGCTGTTGTGTTCGTGCTACTCCAAGCGGTTCTGTCATACCGCATGCCGACAATGGTTGATCCGTCGGCTTCAAAAGCTCCTGGATTGTTGGTTCCTCCATCATCCCAAAAAGTGGCGGGATCGGCTCCAAATGCCAATGTTGTATTCTTCAATTGCACATTGGAGTGCAAAGTGGCGCGTATAGGTGTAGCGCCTGGTGTTTGTTGTAGAATACGAACAATCCAACGAATTGATCCCTTATAACCAGCATATGATGCAAAAGCGTATGACCACTCTGCATTATTACATAACAAAGCAGGATTTAATGGAATAACATTAGACGGGGTTGCTAAAATTGTTGCACCCGTACGAACATTGCAAACAGTATAACGAACAGGTTTCATTAACAAATCACGAATAGAAGCCATTTTGGCAAAATTATTTAAAACACGTGTTAGAGGTGGAGCTGGTTCAACCATCATAGCAGACTCCGTATAAGAAATAGGCAAAGAACGATCAGACAACAACTCAAAATCAGAACCCCAAGCATACATAGAACTAATAATAACGGACCCAGCAGTTCCGTTTGAAAAAACAAGCGGGGTATAAGCAGAAACAGAAATAGTACCCATACAATTACCCAAATTAGCCCGACTAACATTGGGATCAAAAACAGAATTACAAGTACGCAACAAAGGATACATAGACTTGTATGGAATATCAACTTCAATAATACGATCTGGATTAGACACATCTACAATCATGTGCCAAACCGTATGCGGATCAATTTGACCAGCAACAGCCCAATTTGTGGTTGAACTGTAATTAACATTACCATACTGAACAGCTATACAAATCTTACCGCGAGCATAGTCATTAGCTGCTAAAATAAAACGAAACTTAATAGAACCTCTCCAGTAATCATAAAAATTGGCTAAAGCTGCAATAGAAGTAAAAGTGGGGTTAGCATGTAAAATAGGTGCAATAGGAAAATTAACAAGAATATCACCCCTAATATTTGATGGTCTATAAGCGGTATTTCCCAAAAAGACATAACGATCTCTAAAATTTTCCATGGTGCTCTGATCTTTTGGAACACGCATGACTTGTGCGTCCTCTGAATCTATAGTTTGAACTACAGATGGATCATTAGTAATACGAAAAACATCAGTTGTACCCTTTCGATAAAATAATTTTTGAAAACTCTTGGATAAATAAGCGAAATAATTTCGAGTGTCGGCCGGCGCATCCATACCATGCGCGTTGACTGCATCACCAGTCATGTTTGACGCTAAATTAGCGTCATTCATGTGCTGGGCTGTAACATTGACACTCTTTTCCCCAATAGATATAAAAGACTGTGAATAACGGGAAGTTAAAAATGAGACACACCTCTCACAACACAGAACAACAACGAAAACTAAATTATTAAAAATACGATAAAAAGAATTAGAAACAACAGGCAAACCAGACTGGGTCGAAGGAGTGGAAGTAAATGGTGCATTATCTCCAGGACCTTCACACAAATGACAACAAGCAACATAGAACGAAACTAGCCAACTAAAATATTTGGCATAAAAATAAGCAAAGCGTGAAAACGGATAAACAAAAGGCAAAGATTGGGTAGCCAAATGACGCGACTCCAACTTAACAATATTAACCATAGAAGCTACCATGGTTATTTGCAAGGTATTTGACGCACCAATGGGTGCAACATAGGGTGACAAAACAGAAACTAACAAACGTTGATGACCGGCATTTTCCTTTTTATTCATCATCTCCAAGCAAAGCCAATCATAAATAGAAGTATAAGGCAAATCAACTGTATAAACACCATCACGAGACAAATCAATAACAACATGATCATTAGAAATAATATTATTCAACGCATAAGTCAAAGCCGGTGGACCTAAAAACGTATTATTATAAGAGCCACGAATTGGCTGATCATTTGGACGACCACACATAACCAAAAGCCCCGAAGCCATTGGATTTCCAGAAACAGTAACAGTAACACGAATATCAAAACTTAAAAACCTCCAATCCTCAAACAAACGCTTTGGAATAGAGCGTAAACCCGTGGCTGTAGAACGTAAAATATCTGCTGAAGTCAAATCTACTAACGTAGCTCCAGCAGGTTGAGTAGAAATAACATCAAAAACTTTAAAAGGAAAAGATAAACCATACAATTTGTCAGCTGCTGAGTGCATAATGGTTGACTCAGTAACAACTGGCGCGACAACAGTGGACTTAGAAATAGTCAAATCCTCAGTAACACCTTCAATAACTTGTGATCCAATAACTTGATCTACGTCTGGAATTAATGACTGTGTATAGCGATTCGGCTTAGCGGGGGTAACTTTATTCGACTTAAAAATAACATAAAATATTGAAAACAAAGACAAGATAACTGAAACAATAACACCGCCACCCGTGGCAAAAAGTGCTGAACCATTTTCATAAACTTTATCAACAACAGTAGAAACATAGGTACTATTGAGAGTACCATTAACATAAACCCCATCAATGTCTGGAACAACACCGACAAGATCACGAAAAAACAACATAATAAAACTGGTTACTACACCAGCAACAATTGACTTAATATTTGACAAAGACATTTTAAAATAAGTGCCGATTTTAGAAGTTAAAATCGTAAACCTCCCATGCCCCACCGACAAAATTTTTGTCGTAATAGGAATATCTGGGTAACTTAACCTTCATACCAAGCTCGTGTAGCCATGCAATGAACTTCCCATAGGCGTCAGGCCCATAAAAATACATAGCTCGAGCAGCCGTTTCCAAATTCATATCTAATTGCGCTTCTTCATTCACGTACCTCGACGTACGAACATATCCCAACATAGAAAAAACAGACAAGGGATCCAACAAGGGTTTAACCAACGCACCTTCCACACGGAAGTTTCGTTTGAGAAACTGCAAGTCTTTAATCTTGTCCCATTTCTTCAGTGTTGATGTTTTATCCGAACTCGTAATTTCCATCGTAAACCATTTCCGATACACACTTGACATAGTATCCCGATTTAAAAATTCCAACATATCTTCTCTGATTGCATCAAGTGAGTCATCCCCATACAAAAGGGTGCTCACACAGCGATCATAAAAAGACAAATCTTTCATTGTCATCGGCACACTCTCCATAAACCACACCAGGTGTTGTATCATATTGCAAACTGTATTAAAAAGGGCGGTCAACACCCATCCTGATGCCATACCTTTGTGCTTTTGTACAACTACTCCATCACATATAATAAAACCATGAACCATACCATGCAACAAATTCTCTCGTGCTCGATCATCCTCAATCGACCAATGTTCATCAAACTTCTTATACCAACGATTGACACTCTCAACAGCCATCTGCATAACATATGGCTGTAAAGACTTGTCCCATCCTGATACATCCGCATCTATTCCATAAACCGACATTCCTGCTAACTTATAATACACTGTCGCCCACTGATCACTTTCTGGGTTAATTCCTATACATGAAAAATGCTTTAAACATGTTTCATGCATCATTGAAATCCACGACCCAAAAAATTTTCTAGTTGCGACCGTATACAATAAGGGCGGGATTTCAAAAACTCTTGCCAACTTACCGGGTTTAACCAGCTCATCTTTCAAAGTTGAAATCCAAAAAACATTGCTCGACATCTTTCTCCACTTGTCCACTTCCTCTGTTACATAATCTAAATCCGTGTTCTTACTAAAATATAATCGTCCGCCATCATTGGTAATAAAATCAAACTTTGTCAAACCTAAC